TTTTACATTTTATTTTAAAAGAGTGCGAGTACTGAAAAGAACATGATAACTCATAAAAACAGTACCCGCACTCAACAAACACAAAACAACATGATTGTTTAATTAAGCTCCTATAGCTTTCTTAAATTTATCAACCACGCTACGAGACAAATGAATAGGTTCCATTTCTTCATCAACACAAAGTGGAGTACTACTACTACTAGATACTAATTGACGAGACTGACGATTTTTCAAACTGGAGGCATTTAGTTGTTTCTCAAGAGCTTTAATTCTATTGAGAATATTTTCACTAATGCCTGTACCATTTGATATATCGTCACCTGGTGTATTTATATCTAAATCAATGGGTGTTATAATCCATTGCCAATAAACATTATCTATATCAGTAACACCATGAAAAGCTGTAAAAGTAATTTCCATAATACCCTCACCTGAGCCAGTATACTTACAGAAAGTAGTAAACTCAACATGATAGGTACCAAATAAATCACCAACCACATAATTACTACCAAGAAAAACTACTGCGGTGGAATCACCAGCAGATTCTGCCTGTGGAGCATAATATGATTCACCATCAGAATTAACATTTCCAATCATATTCAAAGGTGTCAAATTGGGTGTTATATAATTTACTGTACCAAAAGTAGGTGGATTGGGAGAAGGAGAACCAGCATATATACCATGCAATTTAACCATGATATTTCGCTCACCTATACTATCATCAAAATGTAATTTTCCGATGACAGCATTAGATGTGTGGTCCCAAGAAACTAGCTCTGGAGTAACATTCATAGAATTATTAGGATTTGGATACACACCTCCTAAATTGGTGGGACTACCCAGAGAAAAAGGCTCACCAGAACCTTCTCCAGGAGGACCTGGCAATGTAGCACCATATAAACGTGTTGCAGCAGTCCAAGATACAAGAGAATCCTCTCGTAATACTTTTCTACTCAACGATAATTTATATGTCATCCACAACTGACCAATAGTCTGGGTTGTTGAACCATCAGGAATAGTCCAATTAAAACCATCTCCACTAATCTGAAAAACACCAATATCTTCTAAACGATTATCAGCAGTAGATGTAAGATTATTATCAGGATGTGTATATTTAATACCCAAACCTTTACATTCTACTGGATGAATAAAACTACATGAAGGATTAGCTGTAGTTGCAAAACTTGACTGCAAACACTTATTCATAGTATCAAAAGGAGCAGCTCCTGGATCATAGTTAGTTGACATAACAACTCTACCTAAACCTGGCACGGTATTATAATTGGAACATTGAGAATTAAATTCCAAAATAGCACCTTCCAAACGATATAATTGAAACATTTTAGCTAACTTCGACCCCCAAGGAAATAGAGTGTCGTTCAAACTTAAAATCCCTGGATTAATACGAAAAATCTTTGTCTGAAAATCAGAAGTGTTTTCAAAAGTTACATCCATAATAAACTCACGAACGGCTATAGTAACATCTTCTTGACTTGATCCAAAAGAAAACTCCAAAGCACCCATGTTAAGTGCATTCGGATTTCCACCAGCCATATTAACAACTGTGGATTTACTCTTATCAGGAAAATGTTTCATTGTATTAATCAAATCACCATCACCAGTTTGCTCATATAATTCCTGAGCTTGTGCGGCCCTCTCATGATACGAACCACTACCAGTTATAGCTTTAAAAATACCATGGGCAACATCAGCAACACTACCAACAGTGCTACCAATGCCGGAAAGAGTATCTTTAAAATACCCTCCTTTACCCTTAACATTTGAAAACATCTTACTCATAGAATAAGAACCTTTACCTTTAACCTTGGCAACCACTGCTTTTTCAGCTTTTTTTACAACTGCTTTCTTAGCAGCTTTCACCAATTTCTTACGCGCTTTTTGACCTTTAGTTTTAGTCATAATAATATCTTGAAAAATAATATCTTGTTTAGTCGAACAAGCTTGTTTTATATCTGTACTATAATTAATTATTTTAAGTAGTGCCGGGTGCTTATCTGCATCACTACTTTCATAACCAGAATACAAAGCTTCAATCGCCAAATTAGATTTCCACATAGCATGGATATCTTTCATAGGAATATCATTAATAACACCAAACAATTCATTATGATGCACATGATTGATATAGCTTATATACTGAGAAAGCACCTTCCGCACTTCTTCATTACAATAAGCATCAAGACGCAAAGCATTCGCTCGAAGCAAATGCCATCTAACATCATCTACATCAGAACCATACATCATAGAGCATAAAACACGCGACGTCTCAGGCACAGGAACCCAACAATTCATTGTCTTTGAGAAGGCAAAACCTTGACTCAAAAAAGAACACTCAGCTAGAGACCTAGGTTTCTCATCTGGTGTTTTAGTAATGACACCAATATCATCCCAAATTTCCTTAATTGTAATTGGATTAAACCAACTGACAATTTCATCAGAAACTGTAAATGTATTATCATCACCATTCAAGGCTGCCTCGACATTACTCGTAAACTCCAAATAAAGAGCTGGCAATAACATAGACCAACACACTAAAATATATGCATAAGCAAATAACCGGAAAAGGATCATAGTATTATCCACGATGGTATTTCCACTACCAGACGGATTACCTGTCCATTTTCGAATTAAATCACCATTACACATAATTATAACTGTATTGATCATTGATTCATAAAGGTTAGTTATACGATTATAATTGCGTTCTGTCTGATACTCAGGACTCAACATTTCAAAACGTATATCACGTTGACCCCACATCGCTTCTTGAAAAAGAGAACAATCATACTGACTTTCATCTAACTCAAAAGCATTTGGATGTTTATCCAATCTACGATACAACGTATCCCAACCACGAAAATACTTAGAACAACCAACAAAACTCCAATGCTTATTGGCAGAAGCATAAAACCGTTGATTCTGATCCCAACAAATTCGATTTAACCCATATGTATGTTCATACGGAGAAGCTGTAAAAGTTCGGATATCATTCTTAACCAATTTGTCAATGGAACGAATTTCCACTTTCAAAGAATTAGTCCAAATAGGAATAGGAACACCATCTGGCAACGCTATCCTTGAATAATACTCTTCAAAAATTTTACTAGCCTTAGGATCATCAATCAAATCTCCTTTAGTTTTAAAAAAAAGACTTGCAGGATATCCAGGACTAGTAGAACGATCAGCCTCAGTTAAAACTACAGATGGTTCAACAATAACAGATCCTCCCATAAAAGGAAAAAAATGTTGTTTAGTCCACTCACCTGCCAAAGCCCAAGCTTCCTTATTCAAAAAAGGTTGCTTGCGGTCATATTTTGCTGCACTAGAAAAAGCAGCTGGCACATTAGTATATGCCATTCTATAGTTACCAGGCAAAAGTTCACCATCTCTCCTGATCTCACGACCAAGTAGAGAAAGTTTACCTTTACCTTTCAAAAAAGTATAAAAAGATGTATTAATAACCTCCTTAGTAGCAGGTTTAAAAAATTTTTTAGCCTTACCTATCCAAGACACATTACCACCGGTAAAGTGTTTGGTAAATAAGGTTGATGGTTCAGCCCCAATCCAATCAATAATGGAATTTTTATTTGGCAATTTGCCATAAAATGACTCATACCAAAAATTCCACAAATCAACCGAAGGGATGGGGCTTACTGAAAATTTCGCTTATTCACCTTATCCACAGATTTGGTGGTCAATGGTACAAAACCAGTATATGTAGTATTAGTAAAATTGTGAAAACCACAAACTTTGCCATTAACATCAAAAACTGGAGCACCACATGCGCCACCTTCAGTAGAACAGTGATAAGTGGCTCTTTCAAACATTTCTCGAAAATCAACTTCCATAACAGAAGAAGCATCTTCAAACATTTTCATCTTTTTAAAAATTATAATTGGATCACTTTCAGTATTATTATTCATAACACTTTTAACATCCCAATACATAACCTTCACTTTATCATGTGCCTTAATATCACTATTAATACGCAATTGAGGAACAAATTCACTTGAGAATTTGGTAGTAAAAAGTAAATGATCATTGATAAACTCAACACCATCTTTAAACTTCTTCACCTCATACATATATGGATTTTCGCCCTTAATAGCTTTTGCACATATAGTAACTTCTTTCTCTGGATCAACAACTTCATTGTTGCTATTCATATCCTTCTGAAAAAGATGGCGAGGAATAACAACACCACCCAAAACAAAAGTACAATTAGTAGCAACAAAATCTGTCGGTTTAGAACCTAATTTAATAAATGCCACACCAACACTAGCCAAAGGCCTATTAACAACAAAAGGTTGACCATTAACAATAGCCTCCTTCTTTTGACCGCTCACTTTGGGACATGAAGCAATTACATGGCCATTAGCTTTACAATAACGACACTCAACAGAATCACATACAAACCAATCATGATCACCACCACAAATTGTACCATCTTTCTTCTTTAACGTACACTTTCGCAATCTACGCAATTTACCACGTACATTAGGATCATGCCATTTGGCATTACCATCTTTATCAAAACAATTAGCACCATTACACTTAGGATTGTCACATTTAACTGAAACAACCTCTTCCTTCATAGGAGGTAACGGCGTAGGTTTTGGAGGGTTAGAATCACTACTCTCCAATGTACCTTTTGCTAAATTATTCAATGCACGAGTAACACTAGGATCCCATTTTGGAGCAGATGAAGATAAATTCGAACGAGCTGCACTTTGATCATCGTAGCCACGCATAGCTTTCTCCTCTTCAGCCCTTAAATTATGAACCCTATCGGCATGTCTAACAGCACGATCTAACTCATAACCAGATGGTGACATATTCTGCAATTCATGACCATTACGATCATACCATTGTGTCTCCTTTTTCTCTTTAATAGCTTCTTTAACTGGAGCAGCAACAGATCTAACATCAGTAATAACGGTAGTAGGATCACGACGCTGTTCTTTAATCAAATCTTGATTCTTTTGCTTAGTACTACGCTCTCTCTCTTGCTTAGCTTCTTTCTTCAATTGACGTTTACTCTTGCCTTCTTTTACATCACTCTTCTTAAAAAGCCGATAGACAATAATAAGCCCAGAAATAACTAAAAGAAAAACTAAAGCTGTACCCCACTTGGAGGTACGCATAGCACTCCTCAATGTACGAATATGAACTTGATCTTCAATTGCAGTCCAATAAGTTCGAAGAACATTATACACCTCTTTCTTTGCAACCAATTCAGTATTTCTATGATAAGTAACACTAACTGGACAATGACCAGGATTACATTGAGAATGAAATGCAAAATTACATGAAAACACATGTTCCTTGCATCCGGGACACCACCACACAGTTGTATCCAAATTACACTCAACATTTTCTTCTTTTTCACAATGAATTGAAGTACATAAATGATTTGACCACTCTTTAGCTAAAAGCATCTGCCACTTACCAACCGACACAGAAGAAGAAGAAGAAGATCTCTCACCAGGAAACCCTTCTTTAATTTCGTCTTCAACTGGCACACCAGCAGTTTCAACACGATCAATCATCTCATCAGCAACATCTTGCACTTGTTCAACAAAATCAGCACCAGCCAATTCCTGTACTTCACCATCCTTATCGACTGCTCGAAAAAGATGATTCAATAATTTATAGGAACCTACTATACCCTTTATATATTGACAAAAAGAAACAAGTTTTTTCCACATAAGCATACTTTTGTCCCAACCCATATTATAAATCATGGGTAGAATAACAATAATCGCAGCAGTATCAAAAACCTTAAAAATAATACTTTCAGTTAATTGCATACCCTCTTTCTTTGTTTTAAGTCGAAAAATCATATTTCGAACTAAACAATAAACTGCAGCAGCAATATTAGCATATGCAACCCAAGAGAAAACTGTTGTAACCTTCTCTTTGACCACATTAGCTTTTTCCTCAATATTATTAAATTTCTCAGATGCTTGCAAAACTTTCTGTTCAATGTGCTGAAAACGTCCATTTAAATTTAAAGCATAATTATTAAAATCATTACTAGCTTTCTCTTTCAATTGCTTAAATATATAATATGCATAAAGCATTAAAGAAATCAAAGCTATAATAAAAAACAAAACAATTATCTCAAAAGGACGAACCCCATCATCATTTAATGGCATTCCTCTAACAGGAAGAAGAAAAGTAAAGTACTCAGTAGCCACAATCAAGAAAATCATTAAAATAAAACGCAACATTTTCTTAATTCTCCCGAAACGTGTAAGACCAGAGAAAAATCTTTCTGTCATAACAACAAAAACCTCATCTCTTGAATATTTTCCTTTAACATATTC